TTTTACTTAACACAGATAAGAAAGAATAGCAGTCTTATTGAGCTCCCAAACGGCGAAATAACTCATAGTATTAGTTTGAGGTCAGACAATAATCCAATTATGAGGGAAAAAGGATATAGTAGTATTAGGGAATATTTAGATAAAGAACAAAAGGGGTATAAGATATTAGATGGTTATATGTTCAGATACATCTATTTTATCAATCCAAAAGCCAAGGAAAGATTTACAGGACAGTTTATTCCATTTAGTAAAATAAAAGAGTTAAATATTGAAATGTATAAGGGAGAGTGGATAGATGGAGCGGTTAAGTGAGAGTTAAACTCCTATCTATTAGAGGGCATCTAATCGCTTTATCGTTAAGCTATAACCGCATTAGTAAAAACATTATACCAACAAAAGGGCTATAAGTCAATGGCAAGACCAGTGAAATATAATTGGGAAGGTATCAAAGAAGCTTATTGTGGTGGACTTGATAGAACCGATATTTTAAGAAAGTTTAGAGTTGATACTAAAACTTTATCAAACAAAATTAACACAGAGAAATGGGTCAGTTACGGGGGAGATAAAAGCCGAGCTGGACGGATTTTATGAACATAGTCATAAAACTGCCCAAAACATAGAAAAACTACTCCCTGAGGTACAAGAACTTGTTGTAATGAAGATAAACACAATGGAGCAAGATAACGAGCTAATATCTAATAATAGGAAGATAGCTAAGATGCTTCAAGGGATTATTGTTTCAAATAGGAATGAGATTAATCTAAACAACATTAGGAATGTTTCAGGGGTTATGAAAGACATAGAACAGATAGCTAATCCAACAGTTAAGACTGAAACAAATAATACTAATGCCACACAAACAATAACTGTAGAGATTGAATGATAGTAAAGTTTAATTCTAATAAGCTTTTAAAAGAAAAACAAAGAGGTATCTTTTTGGATGATAATCGCTTTAAAGTTATTGCAGCTGGACGAAGATTTGGAAAGAGTTATTTATCAACTTATTTCATAATGACAAAAGCAATACAAAAAAAAGGAAATTACTTCTTTGTTTCTCCCACATTTCAACAATCAAGACAGATTATATGGAATATTTTAAAAGATAAATCAAGACCTATAACTAAAAAAGTAAATGAAAGTCGATTGGAACTTGAACTTATTAATGGAAGTATTATCTTTTTAAAAGGGGCTGACAGACCAGATACAATGCGAGGGGTTTCACTTAGTGGGGTAGTTCTTGATGAGTTCGGAACTATTAGAAATCCTGATTATGTTTGGGCTGATGTTTTAAGACCAGCATTGTCGGATCAATTAGGTTGGGCAATGTTTATATCATCGCCAAAAGGTAGAAATTACTTTTATGATTTATATAATAGTGCAAAAGACAATCAAGATTGGAGTAGTTGGCAATTTACCACACTAGATGGAGGATATGTTTCTGAAAGCGAAGTTATAACTGCTAGAAACGAACTAGACAANAGAACATTTAGACAAGAATATGAAGCGTCATTTGAAAGCTATGATGGGTTGGTTTGCCCTTATTACGATAGAGAGCTAAATAATAATTATGAAACAATACAAGAGTTTGACACTTTGATATTTGGAGTAGATTTTAATATCAATAAAATGCCTTGTGCGGTATTTGTGAAGCGTGGTCGTAGTCTTCACTTAGTGGATTTTCTTTATGGTAGTTTTAATACAGATGAGCTTATGAAAGCAATTGACATTAAATATAAAGACTTCAAGAAAATATTTCACACGGATGCTTCTGGAACTGCAAATAAATCGAGTGCTGGAGGTCGTACTGATATAACTATCATAAAATCTTATGGGTATCAAATTATGAACTTAACAAGAAATCCAAATATCATTGACAGAGTAAATGCTTTTAACTCAATGATGCAATCAAAAGATGGTACAAGAAGATTATTTATTAATAAAAATTTAAAAAGAGTAGTTGAAACATTAGAAAAACATAGTTTTGATGCGAATGGGCTTCCGAATAAAAAGCACGAATATTATGATGATGTGTATGATGCAATGTCTTATGGGGTGTATCCATACGCAACAGACCTTATTGGTAAAACAGAAATCACTACTAAAAGATATACTTAAAATTGTGTTAAAATACAAATAAAAAGGCTTACAATGAATACTCCAAACTTTGATAGTCAAGAAGTCCTTGATTATAGAGATCAATTAGAGTTAACAAATTCTTTTTATAATGGATTTGACACTTCAACTGACTATATAATTTCATTTTTTAACGAAGATGATGACTCATTTACAGCAAGACTTAAATTGGCAAGATTAACTAATTATGTAAGAGATGCTATTGAAACCGTTAGAAATATGGTACTAAGAAAGCCAACAAAATATGATGAGCTTATTGACTCAGCATTAAATCCACTCTTAGAAACAATCGATATGAAAAACAGTATTGATACTTTTAGTAAAGAAGTTTTGACCAACTTGGCAAAAGATGGTTATACATATATTTTAGTTGAAAAAGAGTCATACGAAGATGTTGCAAGTGGTGCTGATGAGATTAATAAACGACCTTATTTTATTAATGTTAAGCGAAGTGTGGTGAGAAACTTTAAAATAAATAGTAATGGAAGCTTTAGACAATTCACTTATGATGAAAATTATACGATTGAAGATGGTTATGCTGAAAAACTTTTAGTGCAACAAAGATGCTATTTGTCTGATGGAACAGTTGAAATTTGGCGAGATGGAGTTTTGTATTCAACTATGCAAAATGGCTTAGGATTTATTCCAATCATTAAGCTTGGTAATGATGACATTTCAAAATTTTATGATTTAGCAGTAATAAATAGAAATCATTTGAACCTTAAATCAGAGCAAAGAAACTATGCAAGAATTGCATCAGCTCCTATTCCAGTTGCTTATTTATTGAATTCAGAGGATACTATTAAAACAATTGGTGTTTCTAATGGTATTAATTTTAATAGTACAAAAAGTGAAAGCGGGTTTGAATGGGTTGAGCTTAGTGGAAGCAGTAACTCTATTATTGAGAGCTTAATTGCTAAAGATGAGAGTGATATGCAAAAATATTTAGTTAGCTTAGTAAGTAATGATATTCAAAGAACAGCTAAAGAAGTAAGTCTTTTAAATGCTAATAATGAAGCGACACTTAATCACTTTGCAACGATATTGGAAGAGGGATTAAATAAAGCGTTTTATATTATGGCTCAGTATCAAGGCATAAATAACTTTGAAGCTAAACTATACATTAACAAAGACTTTATTGACAATAAGCTTGATGCTTCTGAATTAAATAGCTACAAAGAGATGTATATCAATAATATTATCGATTGGGATACTTATATCAACATTTTAATCACTGGAGAGGTTTTAGAGCCGATGACTGATGCTGATATTGCTAAAATGAAAACTAATTTGGTTAATCCACTGTAATGAATAATCAATCAGCTTTATTTTTAGAAGCTACTGCTTTTGAGTTATATGACTCTCCAACTTTTGCAAATACTAAAGAAGCTTTGATTTTAGCAGTTGATAAAATAACTGCTAAATTGTCAAGACTTCCAGATGATGCGATTAGTAAAAAACAATTAATAGAGCAGAAAGCTTATATTGAGAAGTTTATCAAAGAAGCGTACAAAGATGCACTTCCATCAATGAAGCAAGAGAGTGCTAGTGTTGCTAAAGTCGTATATGATAGTGCAACGCTTGATATTGCTACAAAAGGTATTCCAATAGCAGTAGTTGATGATTTAATGTCAAACAATAGACAAATTCAAGGATATGATTTTAAAGATCTATTTGAAGTGACTGCTGATAGTCACGCAAGACAGCTTAAAACAATTCTTGCTTCTGCTGTAGCAAGTGGTACTCCCGTTGCAACTATAATAAAAGATATACGGCTTAAAAGTGAAAATCTCACGGATGGACAGCTTAAAACAAATGTATATACAACTATCAAAGACAGTAGAGAAACTGCACGATATGCTTCATATGAAGAGTTTGAAACTCTTGGCATAGTAGACTATTATAAATTTAATGCTACTTTGGATTTTAGAACATCATCTGCTTGTCGTGGTCTTGATAATAGAATATACAAAATGAAATTAGCTGAAATTCCAAACAAACCACCAATCCATTTTAATTGCAGGTCGGTATTGATACAAGTTCCAAAAAATAACTTTAAAACAGATAACAAAAGAGCTTCAATGTTTGGTCAAACTGAATTTGATAACTATGGCGATTGGTTTAATAGTATTGATGATGCTACAAAGCAAAAGTTTATGACACCAGCTAAATGGAAGCAATACCAAGCAGGTAATTTTAAAGTTACCTCAGTGGTTGATTTGGTTGGAAAGAAATTGGACTTAAAAGAAGTAGCAGAAGTTATGAAAAACAAACCTATTGAAACAGCGATAGAAAACAAAACACAACCTGAAACTATTGACAATAAGATAAAAAACGGGGAGGCAAAACTCATAGGACAGGGAAATACTGGAAATGTGTATTTGCTTGATAACGATGTGTATAAAAATAAAAAAGACAATGAAGTGATGGCATATAATGTTACGACTGATTTGGAGGGTGTTATAAAAGCACAAGAGAAAGACGGGTATTTAAAGACGAAATATTACAATGTAACTATGACGGAAGATGATTTTATAAATGCTAAGGCATCTAAAAAAGATCAATTAGCATCAATATTAAACA